TGAATAGCCCCTTTTTTATAATGTTGGTTTAGTATCAGGAAAGTCTGACGTACTTGGCCAGTCTCTTAACTTAACTCGATATGCAAGATACTTATCACGGTCAGGCCAGTCAGGAACCGATGCCATCTGATCTGTTTTCATCAACTCTAAATTTCTCCACTCTCTAGCCAAGTCTTCTGCAGGTATTTCAACAGCACTGTGAGTATAACGAATTTCTAGGCTTCCCTCTGTCTTTAACATTTCATCTCCCTCAACAGGATCTTTATCAGGGTTTGTTAAATTTACTAATCTCATACTATACTCCTATTATCTTGTAAACAATTACAAAACTAGTGGCAGTTCCTCCATTATTTTTTACTTCGAACTTATTATTAAATTTAAGATCGCCATTCACTAAGTAGCTTCCGTGACCTCCACCACTATTTTCTCCCCCTCTAAAAGAACCAACTACAGATAAAGGGTTCTGAGTTCTGGTAGAAACAGTGCCTGTAGTGTAAATTTGCACATCATCAATAAAAACAGCTAAACTGGTAGAAACAGTACTGGTTCCATTATGACTAGCGATAAAGTATTTAACTATTCCTGCACCTGTCACACTAAGTAAAGAATTTGTTCCGGTTGCTGATACAGTAGCATAGCTGTCATGTTTATTCATAAATGAAGCAAAAGATCCCACTATGGTGCCTGCTTGAAAGCCTGCCGAGGTCATAGAGGTAGTAGTATCTGTAAATTTCTTTATACTTACTGGAGTCTCAACTTCTATACTCTCACCTATTAAAATCTCACTTGAACTTAATCCTGTACCTAAAAAAGCTTTAGGAGTAGTAGTTGGCTCTATGTCAACAACAGAACCAGCACTATTCACAAAATATTTTGTTCCTGCAACTTTTCCAGAAAGACCAGTTTGTGTAGCTCCCGATAAATTTACAACCATTGAGTTTCCATTACTGGCACCTGTTTTTGCCATTCCAGTCAATGCTCCAAGATCTAAGTTACTAACTGCAAAGTCCTCATAACTTGCATACGAGTATCTTCCGTTATTGTAATTATACGGAGTCCAAAGAACATCAGAAGTTCCTCCTATGGCAAATTTAGGATAAAAATAGTCTCGAATAGTATGACCGTATGTAATATTCATTGCTCCAGAGTTCTGGTAAGTACCTATAGTCTTAGTTGTACTATCTCCTACTATTTTTCCATCTGCCATTTGAAAGAAAGTTCCATCAACTGCATTTGCACCTCCACTGTGGTTAGAAACTTTAGTACCTACAAACATACCAGAAATAGTACTTAATGGAAATATACCACATTGATCTGGAGTTGCAGTTCCAAAAAACTCAGATCGTGCTTCACCAAAAGTAATAGCAGACCCACTGTTGTGCATACCAACAAATCCGCCAAGACCGTTAACAATAGCTATATTTCCATTAGTATCCATCTTCATGTCAACAGGAGAAAAATTAGTCCAAGTACCAGTGCTAGCACTATCTACACCGTCTGAGGTTCCGAAAGTTGCTGTATGGCTTATTGAAAGTCCCCCGCTGCCATCAATATCTAATGCAGTTACCTTATAAGTCTGCGAAGTAGAGTTCATAGAAGTTAAAACAATAATTTGATCATTTGTAGCATCGTATACGCTCTTTACTCCGTAAGTTGTTCCACTATGAACATTCGTTCCAACTATTGCTCCAGTTAATACATCATTACCACTTCCGTTTGTGCTAAAATCTACTCTCGCTGTGCGAAAAGTGTTTGTAGCACCGTGACGAGTAGTTGAGTAGATTCTACCTGCTGCATCTTTTACAAAAGACTGATAATGCTGTGTTTCGCTAGTATCATAGTCTTGGCTTTTGTACACACTTCCAGATGTTCCATTACTCGTAGCCCATTTATAGTAGTTACCATCATCTGTTGACCCCGTGCCTTCTGTAGCGTAAATAAGCCAGCCTGTATTTACATGATCGTATATCATATCCAGAATCTGTCCCTGCTGTCCTAGATATACCATTTGGGTTGGGGCACCCCCGTTCCCATTAACACTCCCATTTGCATTCAAAACAGCTCCAGAAATATAGAAATTTCCGCTTGAAGTTTGATCCCAAATAGAAATCATTGCAACTCTATTTTGCGCAGTATCAGCTTTTAGCTTAACATGATAATGATAGTAAGAGCCAGAACTATAATTGTCGTGATACATACTACCGGGTTGGGCTTTCGTAATGCTAGCAGCTTTTCCTGATACTTTCGAGGCTGTACCTCCTGAAGCTAAAACTGGGTCGCCTGCTGCTATCGTTCCCTTCGCGTTGACAGTAATCTCGGTAACACCAGTTGCTCCGCCTCCACTACTCCCTAAAACTGCCATAATATTCTCCTAAATTTCGAACCAACCAATAGTGTCATCTACATATACAAGTTGAACGCTATTGCCTTGAGGTAAAGAACCATCTTCTGCTGCACTGTTTATTTTTTGACTACTTGTTCTTGCTATTGTTACTTCTCCTGCTCCTGCATTACATATAATTACTGTAGCTCCTGCTGAGCCTGCAGGGAGTGTAATAGTAAAAGCACTTCCGCTATTTGCTATAAGTTGATCTTTGTCTACTGCGGTATATGTTCCTGTTTTTATTGCCCAGTCTGTGTAGGGTCTTCCAGTATCAGCAGTTATTGATGCAAAAGACATAGTACCTGAACCATTTGTTTTCAGAAACTGACCGTTTGAACCATCAGATACAGCTAAACGGGCTATGTCTACTACGTTGTCTGCTATGGCGTCGGCTCCTACTGCGTCATCTTGTATCATTGCAGTAGCAATAGAATCCGCTGCAAGAGTTCTTCTTGCTGCAGGAACCTCATTAGAGCCTGAACTCATCAGATTTGCAAGTCTACGTGCTTTTGAAAATGCCATCTATCTCTCCTACGAAGGCTTAAACTGGCCAGTCGTTATCGCTTGTTCCTTGAGGATCGGGGGATTTTAAGTAGGCCAGTTGCTATGCTTTGTAATATCTCGAAGCGCTTGTCGATAAGTTTTCCATGCGTCCGTCATAGTTACATCACTATTTGCCATCCAATCTGTCTCTGCCAAACGACTGTCTCGTTCAGCTCTTGTTGCTTCTGCGGCTGCATTATCTCTTGCTGTTTGCGCTGCTGCTTTTTGGCTGTCGTCGAGAGCCTCTATCTTGTGTAGATAAACTACTCCATCTTCTATATAAGGATCTACACTAGTGCTTTTTTCAGTAAGTCCATTGTATGGTCGAAACACAGTTACAGGTAGAACAGAGTTTTGTGTCATCCAATCTGCTGGAGGGCCAGAAACAGGAAAAGAAGTGTTGGGGAAGAGAGCCTTGTGTTCTCCTACCTTCTCTACTGCGTTGTCTTTAATTATTGCTATTTGCATTTTTTATCTCCTAAATGTTTGAGAATACTTCTGTAGGTACATCAAAGTTAGAAGTATATCGGGCTTTGAGAGTGACGCGATAACTGTCTATATAACCATTTAATAGGTAAGCGGTTGAATAATACCCTCCTATTGTAAGAACAGGATTTGCCAGATAACTGTTTGTCCAAGCTATATCACTTCCTATTTGATTGCCACCAATAAAAACTTTAATGACCCCTGATGTTCGTACCCACGCGAAGTGAATCCATGTGGTTGCACTAGGGGTGGCTTCGGAGTTCCCTTGTGTGCCAGTGCCTCCGCTTGCCTGAGTCCCATAATAAGTGTGCCACTTTCCCTGATGAGGAGAGTTTGCGAATGTACCTAATGCTGGGCCTTTGTTATGGCTGTTATTTAAAGATTGACTATCATAAACAAACAATCCCTGACCATCTGTAGGGGTTGAGTTAAAGTAAACGAAACCTTCTATAGTAAAATCACCTTTATATAAATAAGGGACATTGTTTACAAGAAGATAATCGCCATTTTCATCAAACTTTGCGCTTGCTGTACCGAATTTCTTTATAGAGGTATTTAACTGTGTATTGCCTATAGTTTCTATATTTGTGCTACCTGTTTGATCAAACATAGCAGCATTCGTGCCATTTAGTAACAGTCGAGTATAATTAGTTTTTGTCAAAGGAGCCGTTGGTACAGTAAGTGTTGCTGCATTTGAGTAAGGGTTATAATTGTTTCCTGTTGTAACTCTTACATCAGACATATAACCACCGTAGAAAAACTGAGTCGAATAATTATTTGCTCGTCCAAACATCATGCCTGTAGCAGAACTACCATGATTAGGATTATTTTGCACATTATAAATTCGTGCCCCATTTTTGTACCAATTTTCATAGCCTCCTGTATTTTGAAAAACAATGTGATTCCATACATAAGGAGTGGCCTGGTGCCAGTTCGCTCCAGAGTATCCTCCGGCAGGATAAGATGAAAATCCTGCCGCTGCTTGGTTTCCTCCTCCATCAGTATGCGCCCAATATTGGTTTACTCCTATTGTTGAAGCCCACATAGCCCAAGAATTAGTATAAGAGGTCTGAGTAGGATATAGCCACGCTTCAATACAATAGTCTGATGTACCAAAATCAAATAAACTTGCGTGAGAAACTGACAAAGAAGAGTTTGCATTTTGCTCAAAAAGAAAGGAGCCTCCATGAACTGCAGGGTCATATTCTGCAGAATTCTTAAAAGGAGAAAAAGGTTTAGTTTTAGCAGTTCCATAGGCATTGGTAATACTCATGTTAACACTACTTCTTTCAAATAAATGATTGTTACCACTACAAGCTATAAGTTTGGTATTGGTTATATCAGTTAAAGGAGCGGTCGGCTTTGTAAACGCACCTGTATAAACAGCAGTTCCTTTATTAACACGAAAATTACTTATGTAACCCTTAAGTCTATAACTATTACTGTAGTATCTTCCTACGTTCATTGCTGTACTTGTAATATTAGTTGTATCAGCAGCACTTGTACTACCATCATTCCAAGTTACAAGAGCACCATCTTTGTACACTCTAACGACATTAGACTGTCTTACAAAGGCTAAGTGATACCAAACACCCATCGCAAATGTATTATTATTACCAGTAATTTTTTGACCAGAACTCGTATAAATTGTCAATCCAGTAGTGTCTCTCAAAGCCATTGCTGGAGAACTACCATCATTATTGCCACTACTGAGTTGAAAAATACCGCCCGACGTAGAATCATTGCCTGTAAAGAAAACAAAACATTCTACTGTATAGTCTCCTGTACCAAAACTAAAATGACCAGAAGTCCACAGTAGGTTAGATGAGCCATCAAACTCAACTGACCATTTACCAACATCTTTGCTAAAAGGGCTGAACGTGCCTTGAGCAGGAACATCACTTCCTGGAGTAACTGTAAGATTATTATCAGAACTATCTATAAAGGTATTATTTTGCGCTCCGTTTGAACCGTCAAACTGATATAACTGTGTAACTAGATTAAAGTCATCATCTCCTCCGTCTGATCCAGCGGTACCTGCAGCTCCAGGAAGTAATTTTTTAACTACAGAAACCATTATAACATATCCAATCCAGCAGTAAAGCCGTAGTAGTTAGTTCCACCATCATGAGTAAAGAAAACAAATACATCAACATCAGCAGCACCGGAAGATAGAGTAGGTGCTGTATCTCCTGGCCACCGAACTGTAACACTGTTTGTGCCGTCAGGCCACGCAATAGTTCTGCTTCCTGTACCATCCTGAATAACCTTCATAACAAAAGAAGAAACATGGCCTGATGCAGCATGGTTAGACCAGTTAAAAGTAGTAATATTTGATGCGAGAGTAAGTTGAAAAACAGAACCATCTCTTACATCTAAAGCAGCCGTTGTAGATGAAATAGTCGCATTAGTCGCAGCTTTTTCTGATACTGCTCCATCAACCTTAACAACATTTTCCGCGTCCCCTCCTATTAGAGTACCCGTTGTAGAAGGCAAAGTAAGAGTAACATTTCCACTATACGCACTGTGTGCGGGTGACTGTAACTGAACATAGTGAGCATTACTTGACTCACAATACAATTTAATGTTTGATACAGATCCACTATTCTTAATTCCTATCGAACCCGATTCCATATCAATGCCGTTTGTGCCATCAATACGAACAACTCCAGACCCGTTGGGAGTAAGAAGTATATTTCCATTTGAAGACGTAACAATACCGCTTCCTGTCAAGTCAAGATTGTCTCCTGAAGGAAGTTCTTTGATATTGTTATTCGATGAATCCACTACCAGTGGAAATCTATCTGCCATTACGTTACTCCTACACTTACTGTGCCTGAACGAGTT